CTGACCCAACTTAAGAGTCAACATTCTAAAAGAACCCTTAATCAGTTGTGCCCTAGACATATCACGAGTATCTTTCTCGGCAAGTGTGTCTGTGATTTCTTTATTAGTAGAAAGCATACCCAAAGAATCTAATACGAATATACAAGGACTCCTTTCACTCTTTGGTTTTTTTAGATATAAATCAACTGCTTTCAGAGTCTTATTACGGAAATCTTCAATCGTGACTACATTGACAACCACCAGGCGAGTTGTGTCAATTCCCCTACCTTCCAAAAGGGATTTTGTGATTGCTGCTTCAGTATCAAAATACAAACAGTATCCAGTAGGATTATTATCAAGGAAATTCTTAACGACGGCAAGACTGAAGAAAGTTTTTCCAGTAGAAGTTTCCCCTGCGATTGCAGTAATCTTGTTCCCAGAAACACCACCAAAGATGCTACCAGATACAAGAGCGTTAAAAATGTAGCTGCCAGTATCCACATACGTTTCAGTTTCGTCAATCTCTGATGCCAGTTGTGTGTATTCTCCACCAATTTCTTTTACAATTTCTTTTAAGAAATCCATAATTTAGTTGTTCTCCGTAATATAAACATAGTCAGGATGTTTTGTCTTAAATGCTTCTACTTGTTCTTGTGTTTTCAAGTATATAGAAAGAGCCGTTTTTGGGTGCTCTTTAAAATAATACTTAACCTGTATTAAATTCTTCATCATGCAACCACTCCGTATTTTTCTCTTAGAATTTTTTTGTAAGGTAGTCCTTGGTCTTTAAGTTCTTTTACTAATTTCAGTCTATGGTATAATGATGCATCACCTCCAAGACTCATTGACTTAATAATCGTATTCAGTTCTTCATCGGTAATCGGTAAATCCATTAGGTAAAAAATGACTCCAAGTTGGAAGTGTATTCAGTTTTCCATCCAATCACATCAAGAATTGATTTCAAAGGATCTAAAAATGCTTTTTCAAATTGTAATTCATAGTCAATGTATTTGTCAAGTTTAAGTTCTTTTGGAAACTCTGAGATAAATGAGATTACATTTTCGTGAATTATATTGGGTTTTTTGAGATAGATAAATTTAATCTTTTCTCCATTTTTTATAATAGAATACTTATTTGAAAGTTTATTTTGTTTTATATAGTGATTATAAAGTAGTGCCCCACGAACATGAATTGGAGTTCCTTTTGAATAGATTGAATTTGATGAATAATATTTTTCAACATCAGACACTGACCTTGGAAATGAAAGTTCTTCTGGAGAAAGACTTTTAAACTCCTGTCTCGCATTTTCAATAAACTCAATTACCTCATCTTCAGTTCCATTCATCATTAATTTAAGAGCACTCTTAATCATCTTACGACAAGGAGCAGGAGTTGATGACTTAACTGCCTCAATACCCATTATCTTAAGTTTAGGTTCTTCATAACGAACACCTTCACTATCCCAGACATTGAGAATGTATCTTTTTTTAGCAGTCCAAATTCCACGATCAGCAATATTCTCGCGTTTCATCTGCATTTTTTGATCATAGGCATTTACATATTCTGCCAATTCTTGGTAAGAATTTTCAATATACTTTTCAAGTTCCACCGAACAGATCTTATCAAGGAACGAAATAATGCCTTCAGAAGTTTTCTCTCTTCCCTTGTATATCTTGTCAACCAAAGGCCCCATATGAAGGTAGATACTATCAGTATCAGAAGCAATAACATAATCAACTTCATCTGTCTTAAGGAGTTTATTTAGATACAAATTCATCTTATTTTCAATCCAACGAATCGCAACTTGTCCTGATGTTGTGATTGCCTCAGCATTTGCTAACTTATAATAACGAAAATATTCATTACCTACGGCTCCATAAGCAGAGTTCAGAGAAATCTTTTTTGCCATTTGTATATTATTACAACGAGCAATCTCTTTCTCTAATTTTTTAGTTGGAGTTTTTTCATATTGTTTCTTTGCCTCAAGCATCTTCTTTTTGTAAATAACTCTTTCGTTATACATTTTTTCCATTAATTCTGGAAGAAATCCACGAACGTCTTTACGATACATTGCTCCATTAGGGCATACCGCATAATCTTTATAATCAGAAAAATCAAGTTGCTTACTTAAAATCTTATCTACTGATACTGTAGGATGCTTTTCATCTAATAAAGTTTCTGGTGAAATATTATAACCCATTATTAAGTGAGGATATAGACTATTCAAGTCAAAACTTACAACATAATCATACATTCCTGGTTTTGGTTCTTTTACATATGCCCCAGCAAACTTTCCATTCTTTACAGAACTATCTTTTTGTGGGATAACAATATTTCTTTTCTTTAAGTAATTGTAAATAATTGCATCCCAAGTTCTTACCTGATAAAATATATCACCATAGTTTACTTTCGCATCATATGCCATCGTAAGAATAAGTTCGATCAGTTTCATCTTGTCTTCTAAACGATCAACAAGTTCTACGTCAACAATATTATATTCAATAAACTTTTGCCAACCGTGAGTATAAAACTCTTTAAATGTATCAAATTCAGAGTGATCTAATTTTTTCTGGCCAAGTTCCACTTCAGCAATATAATCCAGACGATATGACTCTTGTGCCTTATATGTAAACTTCTTATACAAGTCCATATAATCAAGTTGAGTGATTCCACCAACATCAAAGACTGTATGTTTACGTCCTGTGAGATATATTTCTCCTTCAGTCACCAATCCCCAGTTAGAAAAACGTTTCATTAGTTTTTCACCAAGGACACGATCTAAACGTTTGCAAATATAAGGAATATCGTATAGTTGAATATTCCATCCTGTAATTACGTCTGGAACATCAATCATCCAATGATGAATAAATGAATTGAGAAGTTCATATTCACTTGGGCAATAATGATAAGTTACATCACTCCGATTATTTACAAATGGTTTGACCCCCCAGGTTATTATTTTTTTAGTATTGTACTCTTGGACACTAATCGCAAGAATTTCTTCAGTACAAGACTCTACATCAGGAAATCCCTCTTCTGATGATACTTCAATATCAAGAGTAACAAGTTTGATTTGACTGATATCAAATTTAATCTCATCATCTGGATAGTTTTCTGAAATATATTGATAGACATATCTGTCCTGTCCATATATTTCAAACCCTTCAATATCTTTATACTTATTAAAAAACTCTCTACAATCTCTTACCGTTCCTGGTTGAATTGATTCTACATTTTCACCATTCAAAGTTTTATATTTTGACTGTTTTTTTGTTGGAATAAAAAGAGTTGGAGAAAAATCTCTTCTTGTTTCATATCTTTTACCATCCTCTACTCCACGAATCAAAAATTGATTACCAATCAATTGAACATTTGTATAAAAATTTGAAGACATTTTACTCAATTAGTTTTTCATATTTTTTTAAGATTAAATTATTTGGATCAATAATAGTCAATACCTTATCAGAGTGAATCATAAAACTATTCTGTGATGTATAGTCTAACATCCAAGGAGTCAATGTCATATCAGAATTCACTACAAATGGTTCTGTCAATCTACAATCGGGTTCTCCCAGTTCAGAACCAACTTCTTCAATCTGACTTATCAGAATTTCCTTGTTCAGAAGAACTAGAATCTTTATCATTTTTCTTTCCATAGTTTACAATGTCTTCAATGTACATTTGTTTGAGTTTATCTATTGGTTCAACCATAGTGATTAACCAATCAGAAGGAATAGGTATTTTTTTTTCATTAGATAAAGGTATCCAGGGGAAAAGAGATACCTCAAATCCTGCTTTTTGTATTCCTTGAGTTTCATTTTCTGTTAGAAGATTTGGATTTCTCATTTTAACAACACAAGGTTTATCCAAGTAATATCCAATAACTCTTTGATTTTCTTCTTCACCAACACACATTTCAGTTACGTCTGTGATGATATCTTCACCAGACTTAAGAAGCATCAGTTTAATTGTCATAGTTCTCCCATACCTCAGTGAATTATAGCACAAAAAAAGGGGAGGTGCAACTGGATTTTACCAGTTACCTCCCTGCAGCAACGATAGTTTAGCTCATTGTTATTTAGAGATAATCTTTTCTCTTATGCGATTCTGGAACGATTCTTCCCAAAATTACTGTAAGTAATCCGTCTTCAAAATTTACAGAAGAGACTTCTGTATCATCAGCAAGAGTCCAAGTTCTAGTAAAACTTCTTTGTGCTAAACCTTTATGTAAATAATTTGTGTCAGTTTCTTTATCTTCTTTTTGTCCTTCAATAAAAAGTTTTCCATCTTGTGTATAAACAAGAACTTCTTTTTTAGAAAATCCGGCAAGTGCGAGTTCTAACCTCGACTCTACACTACTGATTTGAACTAAATTATATGGAGGATAATTTGAAGTTGTTTCATGAAGATTGAATAAACGATCAAAATATTCGTCCATTCCAATACTATTACGAGTAATCCTATCCATCAGGGCAGGAAGGTCGGCAGATGTGTACCTAGAAAGATTAGTCATTTTTGCTCCTTAAAAAGCGAGGTTTGATTGTGCGAACCCTTACGGCATTCACAATACTAATTATAACAGAAAGCATAAAAAAAGGGAGTGTGGAACTCCCTACTTTATTATTCGGTTTCTGCTGCTTTCACTTTCTTACCAATATTATATTTCTGTTCTAAAATCCATTCTTCTTTATCTTTATATGCTAAAACTTTGATTTGATTGAGTGGGGCAATATCAACAACTTCATCTGGATTTACAACAGATAATAGTCCCCAATCTAAAAGAAGACGAACAATACGATTACGTCTTTGAACATCGTTTAAAGTTAAATTGGCATGTTTACCATCCAGAGCAAATAACTCTTTAAAGTGAACAATATAATATCTACCTTGCTTATGTAGAATGTGACAAGATTGGTAAAGTTTTTTTTCTTTACGTGATGCTACTCCGATACGTGTCAAAGTCTCACGAACTTTAAGAAAATCATCTGGTTCATTTAATAGAACCTCAATCATCATACTTGGTGTCCACTGTACTTGTGGCTCTACCGTGATAGTCATCGTCTTCCTCCAGTATCAAGTCGCTGTTTAATAAAAATAATCTGATCCTTTGATAAGATTTTTAAAACTTGTAATGCTTTTTCATTACTATATCCATAGTATTTCTTAACACATTCCAAATCTTCAATTTTATCCTTATAAACCCAGGGAGAAAATCTCCTCTGTTTTCTTATAGTATTTAGATAAAATGTATATTGCATATCTTTATCTAAAGAATGATTGAGATTTATTTCGTTTGCATACAATATACAATCAACATATGCAGATAAACAACGATTGATAATAAAGGGCGGATAGGATTTAATATCCTCTGACAAATCCTTTTTATTATCATTAATTGAGTTTAACCAATCTTTAAGTTCAGTCATCTTATAATTTGAATGTCATCATCTTCTGTCCAGAGTTCGACCTTAGTTCTGAATCTGCCTTCTTGTTTAAGTTTTTCATATCGTTTAGTTGATTTTTTCTTCCACCAAGAAATAATAT